CAATTGATTGTTTATCTTTGCCGCTTGTTCATTACCACTTGATTGTCCTGTCCTATTGACATCAGCGATCATTTCGCCCATACCAAATCTTTGATTGGTTATGTAATCTAATGCCACTAATGCAGTTGTTGAACTATGTGCGTCAGAACCAAATGTTGGATCTTCACCTGCACCAGATGGACCAGCTGAAAAACTTGGTACTTTTATTCCTTCATATATGAATGAAAATGTTGTTGTGTCATCTTCATCTTTGAACGTAGATGGTCTTGGATAACTCAATTGGACCAATGAAGTGTGTGGATATACAACATTGTCTAACAGACCTGTTGAAGTGTCCTTGTGTATTGATGTGAAGATTGATTGTTCTTCACCTTGATTGAATATGAATGATGTTGTTGATACATCTGGATCATAACCTACAGATGAATCTCTCAATCTACAGATAGGTGAAAATACCGTATCAACTTCTTCAGTTCTCACACAGGCCATTAATATGTATTCAGTGGATGTGTTTGATGTAGGTCTTATCTTAAGTCTTTTGGCTACTTCTTTGACATACCTACCAGGTCCCCAGAATGATATGAATAAGACATTGGTCGTATCAGCATCGTGTATATGTCCACCTGTCCCCATTGGTGATGTTGCAAAATTAAGATTGATGCCACTGTGAACATAACTTGCATATAAGGCCGCACTGGTATCATTTGCTAACTTACCACCTGTCCATATTTCTTTGTAGGCTTCAGATAATGTTGTAGCAGTCACATTGGTAAAAGTAGAATAATCTCCTTCTACAAGAGCAAACAATCTTGAATCTGTTGATGGGGCAGAACTTCCAGCTTTACTAAAACTTTTAGTCAATGCCAAATCAAAATCAAGACCATTACCACCTGTGGCTCCAAAAGCCTGTGTCATATTTGTGTTGTCTATGTTGAGTTGGAAGGCCGTTGAAGTTATGTTTGATGTATTACCACCAATTGCCAAACCAAACCAAGTTAGTTCATAATCTTTCATACCAGACATTGTCAATCCACTTAACTGGGCCTGTGTTGATGAACTTGCTGTATGGAACAAGAAATCAGTGTTAAACTTAACATCCAATGAACCTGTTAGTGTTGAACTTTCTGGTGCTCTAATATATGTTCCCATTATGCAACCTCCTTGATTAATACTCTACCACCAGTGTTTATTCCTGCCACTGTTCTGTAGTAAAGAACTCTTGGTGTTGAACTTGTAGGTGTTATTGTGAATGTTGCACTTTCAGTTTTAGAATTTGTGACACCTGTTGTGTATTCTGTTGTTCCATCTGTGGTCATATAGAAACCATTTCCTGATCCTAAACTACTACAAGTGAAACTATATGTGGCACCTTCATACAACAATACATCTGGTCTGGCAAGACCATCAAAATGTAAGCAGGTTGCCGCATAAGCAGAAGAAGTATTTGTATTACCTGAACCACCTGAATCAGCGGCATTCTTCCACCATCTAAATGGTGATTGACTTGCTCTGTTATCTGTTGCCAACGTGACTGTGAATGATCCAGCTGTTGGTAATATCCAGGTTGATTTATCTTCTATTACACCATATGGTGATGATGCTGAAGTTAGATATAATCCTATATCATTTGCGGCATCATTAAGATGAACAGATACAAACTTTTCTGCATCTGCATTGTACTTCAAAATATGGTTATTAGTTAAAGTTGCTGACACATCTGCCAGTCCTTGTAGGAAACCACCTTTTCTTATAATTGAATCTTCTAAATCAGTTGTTCCTGTTTTAAAAGGACTTATATCAATGGCTTTAGATATAGAACTAAATTTATTTGATGTAGTACCCCAACTTGAACTTGTTGTTGTTTGTTTTTGTTTTACTTCTACCCCTGCAAGTTCTACTATGCTTGAATCAGTTGGATCTTGTAAAGGAACACCATTAATGATTGTGTGATTTAGTATATTTGATTTGATACCATTACAATCACCTTCACTGATTAAAATTTTGTAATTCTTATAATTGATTATGTCTTTACTAACTGATCCAGCAAATGGAGCCGTTTCACTGACAGTCTCTTCATCTATGATAACACCTTTGGTCAACACCGTGCCATAAACAATTGGTATCTTCACAGATGTGGTATCAGATGCTTCACCTGTGTAGAATTGTTTGTCTGATAAGTCACCAGCTACGATATTACCGTCTTTGGATTTTATTGCATTCTTAGAACTGGTAGCAGTTGTCTTTATTGAATTAAAAGGATCTCTTGTACTTGCCATTATTTGTCATCCTTGTGTGTTGCTCCAGGTGTTCCTGCTTTGAACTGTCCCATAAATGGTAAAGGTGCTCCATTGTTTGAAGGATCCCATCTCAGTCTGCAGGCTCTGGCTGTTTTATTACAATAGTCTTTTGATGCATCACTGGTTGTTGCATTTGATCTGTCAAAGTAGTTTGTGAATGTTGCCTGGTTGCCTTGATTGTTTGTTTGTCCATATGGACAACCACCATTGTCAATTGATGTATAAACAAAAGCACCACCAACATAACTTCTATATCTCAAACTACATAGACCAGTTGGCATTTTCCTATTTGTAGTTGTTCTTTGTTCAATACCTAATGCTGGCGTTAATTCTAATTCTAAAAAGTTGCCAGTTGTATCTAATATACCATTTACGAAATATCTACTCAACACACCACTCTGTAAAACCGCAGTATGCTTGGCGGCTTTCTGTGCCGCTGTGCCTGAACTCTGATCACTGGTCATTGTCCAATCACTGTCTGCATTGTAATCGTGTAAGGTCAAGAATCTTTCTACCTTGACACCTCTTAATGGAAAGGGTGGTAAGTGTCCTAAACCTGTCCAACTTGTTTGTAAAGCCGCGACAGGTGATAATGCATCAAATGTCGCTCTGTTAATTTTTAAAACTGGCCTTGAAGGTTGTGTACCAAGTTCACTTGATACTCCTTCTATGTTCATAGCACAATGAGTGAATGTTTGACCATTCATTGAAATGTTTGATCCATCTGCTTGCCTGTGTGGTGTCAAGAAAGCTGTTGTGGAAACAGCTGAAAAGAACCTTGGAGTGATTGTAGAAAAATCAAATTTGTATAACTCTATAGGAGTGTATTCATTTATGTTTTTACAATCGTTTAGAAAGTTTGGCATTATTGATCCTCTACTAATACCGCTGTAAATGTATGAAGTAAAGGACCTGATCGTTGTTCATTGAATTCTTTGATGTAGTAATTTCTTGTTGTCCCATCAGTGGGTGTCGTTGGGGCCGTAATTGTTTGTCCTTTGCTGTAAAATTCATACCATTCTCTCAACAAGCTGGCATCTGTTGAATTTAAGTTCTCGTGAACTATTGTGTAAATTCTTCTCAAGTTATCTGGACCATCTGGGATCCTTTGTGAAAACCCATCACTGAATTCTAATATGTCCATTCTGATCTCTGTGTCTACCGTTGAGTTGACACTTGGACCAACTGATATAACATTTGAATTTGTGTCAGTGGGTGATGGATGTACCGTTGATGATGTGTTAGCCGCCATTATGCAAATCTCCCTTGTGTTGACATTATTCTAATACTTTCTTCTAAAACTTTACCAGCCATTCTGTTTAGATCATTTTGTGTGACTGATCCAGTTGTTTGTGTTCCTAAATTTCCTGTGATGTTAAAATTAAACACAGGAGAAATACCTGATGCACTTTTTGATATAGGTGTTATAGTTGCAGGCCCTTGAATTATTTCTGGTCCCTTTTCGCCAGCTATACCAAATTTGTTTTTGGCTAATGTTCCGCCTTTGGCAAAGAAGCCTCCAAAGAAACTGCCAGCTACAGAACTTATTAAACTACCAATTCCTCCACCACTTGAACGTCCTCCACCTATACCACCACCTGGAGTAAAGATACCTCCAATTTGGCTTGATATAACTTGAGCACCTAAATCAATTATTGCATCTTTGAAACTTTTTGTTCCTTTCAATACACCTGATATATTGCTTGATATAGAACTTTCCATTCTATTGAATGATCCTGAAACTCTTGTTGTTGCTCTTTCAACTGGATCAACTAATACGTGACTTAGATTGCTGTCACTGAATTCTGTTCTCATAATACCAACCGTGCCTTGGCTCATTGATCTTGTTGCTGATATAGTTTCTCTTTCCATTCTATGGAATTGGACAATAACTCCATCAACCATATCAGGGACAATTGAACCACCTACTACTTCTTCTTCAGTATCACTAAACCACCCTGTGACACCTTCGTACAAACCTTTCGCAGATTCAACAGCTGAATCTTTCATTTCTTCAAACTTGCCTGAGACTTTGTTTTTGAATTCTACTACACTATCAGCCACTTCTGCCAAAGTGTTCTTCATTGTTATGAAAGCATCTACCGTTCCTTTGACTATGTCTACCACTAATCTGATAGCATCAAATAACAAGCCAAATGCATCTATCACAAGATTCAAACCTTGTCCTAACAATCTACCCATTGCCGCAAGTAGGTCTTCATTCTCACCTATGAATTCTGTCAATCCACCTGTTGCATCTGCAAGTCCATCTAAAAATCCGCCCTGGCCTTTACCACCAAAGGCAACCGCCGCTTTCTTCATCGCGTCTCCAAAGTTGGAGAATCTTGTTGATAATGATTGTAGGGCTATCTCTGTGGCACCACCAAATCTCTCATCAAAGCCTTCAAACAAAGCATCCCTGATCTGTTTGGCACCTTCTGCCGTCTTACCCAAGTTGGAAACTTCTAATCTGGTAATACCTAATTTTTCATTTAGTACATCAAATACAGGTAGACCTCTGTCTTGTAATCTTTGTAGTTCTTCAAGACCCAAACCACCCTGCATCGTTCTGGTAAACAAATCAATTGATGATTGGAAAGCACCAACCTTGTCAGTTGATACGGAAGCCGCATCTGAGAAACTTAATAATAGTTCTTCAGTTGGTTCAATACCTGCACCTTTTAATTGTGTGAATGCTGATGTGATTAGATCAATGTCTAAGGGTAG